TCACGAAAACCGCCTCATAGCTTTAGAAAACATTGTCCAATCTCAGGCCGTCACAATGGCTCGAATGGATGAAAATATAAAAGCAATAAGAGTAGCCGTGGAAAAAATGTCAATGAGGTAAATCAAGTATGGACCCTTTTACAGCAATGGCGGCAGCAACTACAGCCTATAAGGGGATCAAGAAAGCTGTTGAGTTTGGTAAGGGCATAAGCGAGATGTCTGTTACCATCTCACAGTTTGCTAAAGCAGCATCCGATATGGATTTCCTAGAAAAGAAAGCTGAGAAGCCTCCTCTCTATAAAATGTTTGGAGACACTGAAGCTAATGCCCTTGATATCTGGACCCAAAAACAGAAGATGGCTGAAATGCGGGAAGAACTAAGAAGCCACATATCATGGACCTACGGGCCTAGTGCATGGGAGGCCATAGTAAAAATTGAGGGCCAGCAGCGCAAACGACAACAGGAACTGGTCTATAAGAAACAAGAGTTTATAGATAGTTGTATTAGCTGGGCAGTAGGTCTTTTACTTCTTCTCGCAGGAGTAGGCGCTTTGATTGGAGTACTATTTTTATTAGGCGCAAAACACGGCAAATGGTAGTTGGTTTTAATAGAGTTCAAACGGAAATGGATTGTTTTAGACGCTAACCATAAAATTATCATTATCACCCGTGATAAAAGAATTGCTATTAGTTTTGCCAAGCAGCGGGGATTAAAAAATGACCAGTGAATTTTCGACTATTGATGTAGATAAAAACGGCCACATTGATCAATATGAATTTGAGAAACACGCACTAGAGCTTATGGACCGCAAGGAGCAGATCAGAGATGAAAACTCTAAGCGAGATCAACAACGCAAGATGATTTGGTTCGCACTATGGGGAATGCTTTTGTACCCTTTTTCGATCATAGCAACGTCTTGGGGGGGCTTAACGCAAGCTACTGAAAGCCTTGAATCCATAGCTGGAATTTATTTTATATCAGTCGCTGCTTTAGTGGGATCGTTCTTTGGCGTAACTAACCTTGGTAAGAAATAACCCTTGCAATGCACTTAGTTAAGTGTTATTATGTTGGTACAACAAAAGTATTAATAGGTACACATGTCCGTATACACACGAAGTCTTCGTGAGTCAGATGTACCCGCTATCGTAAGCATCCATAGCTGGCTCCACCAAAACTCACGTTATAAAGTATTTTCCTACAATTCCCAAAAAGTCCGAAACCTATTATCCGCAAGCCTTCAACCTAACTCTGATATTTTTGTTAGTATTGCCTTTGCAGAAGGTTCGGATGAAATCCTCGGATACTTTCATGGGTTTGTTGATTACCACTATTTCAGCAACGATCTCTTCGCAGGAGAATGGGCTGTAATTGTAGTACCTGGACACCGAAGAAAAGCCCCCGCCGTATTAAAGTCTATGGTTACGGCATTTGAGACATGGGCAAAATCAAAAGGTGTGGCGGAAATTTCCATAGCATCCAGCACCGAGGCTAGCGGCACTGGCTATAAAAAGTTTCTACAGAGAATGGGATACAGGGACGTAGGTTTTCTGTGCGTGAAAGGATAAAAAATGAGCTTTAATAGAAGCACTACAGTGGTCCAATCAGGACTAGGTGATGAACAGTATCAGGTTATACAAGGTACCCAGACGGGAATAGGCACCCAGCTTGAAGAAGGCTTTGGTGGTGTAGGTACACGTTTTAATGAGGTAGATACAGGAATTACGGGTCTGAAGACTGATATTGGAAGTGTCACAACAGACGTTAATGCCAACACCAACACTGGATTTACCGATCTAGGCAGCACTCTCTCCGGTTATAACGATGCTAATAATCTAAGATTTGATGAGTTTGGACGTAGTTTCACTACTAACGAAGCCGCTGTTGGAGCCAATAACACTGCCCTAAATACTTTACAGGGCGATGTGACAGGGGGCTTTGACGCTCAAGGAAACAGGTTTGATCAGGTAGATGCTGCTAACACTGCAATTCAAGGTGATGTCACAGCCGGGTTCTCTGATCAAGCGCAGGGTTTTACGGACGCACAGGCAGACCGTACTACAAACGCAGGGGCGCTTGCAGAGGGACTTGTTGGCGCAGGAGCGGCTATAGACGCCGGGTTCTTGGCAGGAGAAGGCCAAGTAGGCCAGCTTTCGTCAGATGTACTTGCAGGTCAAGCTACTGCGGCTACTAATCTGGACGCTCTTAACACAGGTTTTAATTCCTACACTGCCCAAGACGCCACAGATCAAGCTGCTATGAAAACTACTCAGGATGGCTTTGTATCTTCCTTTGATGCTTACACAGACCGATACACTGAGGATACTGCTTTAGCCAATCAGACCCGCACAGACATACAAGATGCTAATGCTAATGCTGCTAGCCGTATTCGAGAAGACATTGGTGCTTATGCTGGTGCGGCTGAAACACAATTAGGTAACGTGGCTACAGGAGTTGATAATAAGATTAACGCACTAGAAGGCACGGTAGAAGGTGGGTTCATGGCTTCTGATGCCAACACTTCCGCCGGGTTCTCTGGTGTATCTGCTGATGCTCAGGCTAATAATGCTAGCGTTGAAAATACATTGGCGCAAAACCAAGCAGCTAATGCGAGTGCGTCTGAGCTTAATCGGACAACCACTAATAATGCCGCTACTGACCTACAGGCTTCCTTAGCAGGAGGAATAGAAAACATAACCTCAGAGCAAGTTGTGGCAGCGCGAGACATGGCTTCCATAGCATCTACTCAAAGTGATCTGAGTATGGACCTTCGCCAGAACTTTAATCAGTTAGGTACTGCGTTTGATGACAGCGGAAATTTAATAGCTAGCAGCATTGATGCTCAAGGCAACACGATCAATCGGAAGATGGATCAGCAGGGTAACCTAATCCTAGATAGATTTGATGTTACAGGCGAGGCCCTTGGTCAAAAAGTACTGAATATAAACGACACACTTACCGAGCTAGGCAATGTTAAAAATATGTCAGGTGCTAACGTAAGTATGGGTAATCTAACCCCGGCATCATCTGGCGAAGTACCGGAATCTGGATTTGCTTCCGCATTCACAACTACATCTTGAGGTAATTATGCACCCTAATTCTATATCCCAAAAAGGCGTTGAGCTAGTTAAAGAGTTCGAAGGTCTACACGAAGTAAAAGCAGATGGCTTTGTTTACCCTTACAAATGTTCCGCAGGAGTTCTCACACAGGGTTACGGGGCAACTAGGGGTATAACCGCAGAAAGCAAATGGACCCGCGAGTATTGCGAAGAGCGTCTTACCAAAGATTTGAACGAACATGCCGAGGCCATTAAACACTATGTAACTGTACCACTTACTCAAAACCAGTACGACTCCTTAGTGTCTTTTATATTTAATTTAGGATCAAATGCTTTTAAAAACAGTACTTTGTTAAAAAAACTTAATCAGAATTTGTACAGCGAGATACCTGCCCAACTTATGCGCTGGGATAAGGCCCGTGTGAATGGGAAGCTTATACCTCTCGCAGGTCTCACTAGACGCCGTGCGGCGGAAGCAGCCATGTTTAGTGCGGATGCCCAACTACCATCTGAGATAGGTGGACCAACAATGGTACAAGCTCCTACAACAAGCATCCCTAAGTCGTTAGCTAAAAGTAAAACAATGGCGGGTGCAGGTATTGCAGGGGCCGCTACAGCGATGAACGAGGTTGCAGGGCAGATGCAGGGGCTTATTGCTTATGCGCCTATGTTGAAAACTGTATTCCTAGTGTGTGCTATCGGCGGCATTGCTTTGGCAGCTTACGCCCGTTTCAAAGATAGAAAAGATTGATGTTTATATTTGGCAAGATTAAATCCTACATAATTATGACTTTAACACTAGCTCTTCCTCTTATCTATTTGATGGGAAGAGTTAAAGGCCACGCCGCTGAGAAGAACAAAGTTCTTAAAGATGACCTTCAGGCACAGCAAAAGACCACTCACTTTTACAAGAAGATGGCAGAGCATGAACAAGATGATATTAATGACCGGGCTAGTCTTACTGACAGGCTGCGCGGGAACGGTTTATAGAACGAAGCTGGAAATCTACTGCCCCCCAATTGCAGAGTATTCCCCTGAATATAACCAAAAGCTAGCAGATGAGATAGATAGTCTTCCTGCCTCAAGTACGGCTCTTGAAACGGCTCTTACCGATTATGTGAACTTGCGCGACAGGATCAGAGCCTGTGATGAAGAAAAGGATAAATAAATGGGATTATGGTCTAGCACTTTTGGTGATGGCAACAGCTTCAAAGAGAGCGTAGCGAACGTATTTACGCAAGGTGATGGGGCTACTTATTCTGGCGGCAATCTTGTGACGGATGCCAGTGCGGGGTCTGATAACGAGGTATCTGTTGCCGCAGGTACAGTTATTGACGGCAAAACAATTACAGGAAATGCAAACTCCACTTTTAACGATGGAAAAGTTAACACAGATGGTACAGTCAGTACCAGAGTTACTGGAACTGCACCTGAAGCATCGTCAGCTATCAGTACGGCTCTTGGTGTAGTTGTAGACCCTTTGTCTGCTATACCTAAAGTTCTAACCAGCTTAGTGTCATGGGTAAATGGTATTGATCCGACAGTGGATGGCAGCATAGAAACAGATGGACGCATGGTTTATACTAGAGCGGGAGAAGGGAAAAAGTTTGAGTACTCGTATAACTTTGCAGGGATGCCTTACCAGGTCGAGACAACTGCTGACGGCAAAGTTGTAGACTTTCTAAAAATTGTTGAAGACGCTAATGGTAAAAGAGAAGGCGATGACGGGTACGATTCAAGCACAGCTATGACGGGTTATGCGCGTAGTCAGGCTAATTTTACAAACTCTGGTGATGATGACGGCGCTAGCCAGGTATCTGAGTATGAGCAAAACAATAGCTCTACAGCAAGTTCTTCAGGAGGTTCGTACAGTAGCGGCGATATTATGGATATGGCGGAGAAAGCTGGTCTTATAAAAGTCCAAGCTGACATGGATGCCATACTAGCTGACCCTAATAAATTTCTTGCAGATAGAGGCTTAAAACTTGCCGACCTTATGACACAGTTAGATGTCAATGCAGAAGGTACATCCTTAGACCCAGACGATCCTAATTATAAACTTAGTGAAGAGAGTGGCTATGAGGCGGTTACGACAGGCGATCCTAACCTAGTAGGGACAGTGACCCAGACTGAGGCCGACACATACGACTCTGAGTTAAATGTTCTAACTGACAAAGAGATGGTAAACGCGGTTACAGGCGAAGTCAGCGAAGACGCTTTAGTGGACGCTGAAGGCTATACTATTGATGTGACGGGGGCAGCCACAGGCGTTAACGCTGACGGGACTACTAACGAATTAGGAATAGCTCTTAATGATTGGGCCAGCGTAGACATATCAAAAGTAATCGATACAAGCACAGCCGCAGGAAAGTTGCTGGCAGACAAGTTAAATTCCGAAGGCAAAGACTTTGTAGACGCTAAGACTTCCATATTATTTCAGATGAAGACTATTTCAGCAGAATTTAAAGGTCCAAACGGGGAGCCTGTAATTCCGCCGTGGGCCGCAAAGCTTCATGCAAATACAATGAAGTCTATTGCATTTAATGGACTCTCTGGGACCGCCCAGACTGCGGCTATGGCAAACGCCATTATGGAAAGTGTTTTAGGAGTAGCTGAGAAAGAAGCGGTATTCTTTCAGACACTTACAACTACTAATTTAAGTAATAAACAAGAGTCTATTATTAACAAGGCTAATGTGCTTTCAAAGATTGAGCTAGCAAACTTGGATGTCCGGTCTCAGGCCGCAGTTACCAATGCCAAGCACTTCATGGAAATGGACATGAAGAATTTAACTAATGAGCAACAAGCCGAAGTAATAAATAAACAGGCTTTAGTTCAGGCTATGCTCGACAACACCAAAGAAATTAACGCAAATCGATTGTTCACAGCAGAAACTAATAATGACCGAGACACGTTTTATGCTGAATTAAATGCTTCAATCGAAAAGCATAATACCTCTGAATTAAATGCCCTTGCTCGATTTAATGCGGGAGAGATTAATAGTGCGGCAGAGTTCAATGCCGAAATGAGAAACTCCCGTGAACAATTTGTATCTACTATGCAATATAATATTGATGTTGCTAATGCTAAGTGGCGGCAAACAGTAGAAACTACAAATACCACCCTTATGGCAGACGCCCATACAGCCGATGTGAAGGCCGCGCTCGACCTTACCCAGGAAGTTCAAAACAACATCTGGGACAGTGCAGACCTCCTTTTAGATTACATATGGAAAACTGCCGACAATGACCAAGACAGAGAGTTACGTCTGCTATTAGGGCAAATGCAAGCTCAGGCAGGTCAATCCAGCGGCGGCGGCTTCTTAGACGGCCTTCTTACACTAGGGGGTGCCTATCTTGGCACACAAAGCGGCTCTGATTGGATGACTAAACTATTAGGCAAGGTAGGGTAAAATGACATTTGATGAAGCGGTTAAAAAATCAATTAAGGTATTCTTAAAAGGTAAGATGCCTATAAAAACTGGGGAACTCAAAGAAGAAGGATTGTTCTTTACTCCTGAGTATTTTGACCAACTAGAAGCTGAACTTTTAGATGAGCCTACTGACAGTAAAAAAGACAAAGACGCTAAGGATAAGGAGTCTAAAGATGCAGCTTGATGCCCCTATTCCCGGTGGAAATTATACTTCAGATACGCGAAACTATTCTTGGCACAGACCGCCTGATCTGGTGGATTATGATGAGGCTATTTCTTATTTAATCGATAGAATAGATGAACCAGAACAGGTTGAATTAGTATTTGCGATGCTGGGCATAGATGCTCACATCACTACAGTCGTTACTACAATTCTTCTACAGGCAATAAGCAAAGGTAAGATAGGTATCGATCTAGCAATTCTTATAGCTGGACCCCTCGCCCGTTACATAGAGATAACTGCTAAAGATGTAGGTATTAAATACGAGATGGGTGTGGAAGACAAAGACCGCGTCAT